CATAATTAAGGTTGCTGTTGACATTGCCCCACTAGTTGAGTTTGTTGATAATGTGCCAATGTTAAATCCTGTTGTACTTGATGAATTTGTTCCTGCTGTTCCATTGACTATATTTCTTATATAATATATTAAATTAGACACATTACAACTACATTTCACATATGTTGTGTTAGTTGTATTTGTATTACCCTGAATTACAATATCATATATTCCTCCATCGCCTTCTAAATCTAAATTAGTTGCATTTATAGTTCTAGTAGTGGAATTGCTAAATATATATTCCCACACACAATTAGTTTCTAAAACAAAATTAGTTCCATCAAAATATGCTGTTGCTGTTTTACCACTCATTACATTACTCGCTATATTTTGTGAAGTTGTTGGTCTTACCAATGAATAATAAGTAGTTCCACCATCTACTGATACACTTATATTTTCTGTTAATGTTGTTGTTGGAAATTTTACTCTTATTACATCTCCTGTTTCTAATGTATAAAATCCTGTTGTTTTAAATTCTCCATTGTTTGTTCCTGCTGTTAAATCTAAATACTTATCTTTTGTATTTGCATTTAAGTTATCTACTTGACTATTAAATGCTGTTTTTATTGTTTTATTACCTTTATCAAATTCTGCTTTTAACTGACTAGCTGTTAATGATGGTTGGTCTACTAGTGCAGTTATATTTTCTACGTTTTCTGTTATTTTGTTAAATGCCATTTTTTATCATTCCTTTCTAATTATAATTGACACTTTTTACATACCCACCAGCAAATGCTTCTAATGTCATACTAAATATTCCAAAAGGTCTATTTAATTCATCACTATAAAATGTGAGTTGTATTTGAGTCCATTTCTTTTCTTTTATTTTATATTTCATAAAACTTTTATCGCTTGTTGTAAATGAAAAGTTTGCAAAATCTATATTTGCAAAATTAAATCCACTTGCTACATATCTTGTAACAAATTTTTCATTTGTTTTATCTGTCTTTTCTTTTAACTTACAAGCACTATTTTGTAATGTTTTTAAGTTTGCTACTCCACCACGTTTATTTGTTGTCTTTAAATGATTATTGCTTCCAAAATCATCACTTGGAGTAGTCCAGCAACTATATATTGTTCTTCCATCATCGTTGTATTGTGTATCTATAAATTTACACACCTTTCCATTTGCTGTTCCAAAGAATAATGTATCGTTGTATTCTTTTAGCAATGTTGCTTTCCAAAATGTATCATCACTATCTACATCTCCTATATCATCCCAATAAAACCACTCATATTCTAACGTTTGTGTTGCTTGATTAGTATATTTTTGTCTATTATCTGCTAGGTATATATGTCCATTTACTAAACATAACAAGTATCCTCTCCATTCTTCTAGGTGTGTATTTTCTAAATCACTTTCATTTACTAACTTGCCATCTACATTTGTTGATCTATGTTCTATACTTCTTTCTAATCCTAAATTTAATTTTGTAAAACTTTCTAATCCCCTTCTTGATATAAACACTGGCTCATCTAGGAAATTCTTTGCTCCAAATTTAGATATACATCCTATTCCTGCTAATCCCTGTTTAGTAGGATATATTGTTGTATCATCTTTTTCTGTTGCTGTATGATAATATACTGTTGAATCTTGTTGGTCGTCTGATTTTATACTTACTAAACTATCTCCTATTCTTATAAGTGAAGTAATATCTACATTATCGCTTCCATCTTGATAATATGATGTATCTGCTATATATGTTGGATTATCTAATTCACTATTGAATAAAGCATTTGGTAAATCATCATTTCCACTAAAAAACACTCTATTGTCGTATATACAATTTAGAGTGCATTTTTTTATTCTCGTTGCATAATCTACTACTGTCTTTGCAAATGTAATTACTACATTATCTTGTCCTGTAACACTTGGTGCTGCTGGTGCTGTTGTAAATGTTACTATTCCTGTTGTTCTATTTACACTAAATCCACTATTTTCATTCATTGTTGTTCCATTTACTACTGCTGTTAATAACGTTGCATCTAGTCCTGTTGTATCTAACGTATAAGCTGTTGAAGTTCCATCTGCTACAAATGAGTTTTTTCTCTTTGGTTGTAATAGATTTACTGCTTGGTATAACGTTCCTCCACCACTTGCTATTCTTGATATTGATGTTGTTGGTATAAATGCATCACTTTCTACTGTGTTTACACTTGTTCCATTGTAATAAACATAATTAGTTCCATCGTTTATATACAAGTTATCATTATAAGTAAATCCTACTGATTTATTTTCTGCCATATTGCTATATAGTAAAGTCATATTTGCTTTTGCTTGTGCTGATGGATAATTAGTCCATAAATATAATTCTGTTCCACTATGTATTACTACTTTTAATGTATCAGTTTTTAAAAAATGTATTCCATATATTGCATCTCCCATTTCAAGCATTGTACTAAAACCAATTCTAGTTTCTATTGCTTGTCCTAGTGATGAATTATAATCTTTATACATATTTATACAATATGGACTTCTATTTCTTTGCACTAATGCACCATCTGTTGTAAAATCCACTCCTAACAAGTCGTAGTAATTTCTTGTTATTGGATTCTTTGGTGTATATTCTGGTATTGTTGCCACTTTTTAACACCTCCTTCTTTAAAATAATTTTGTTATTTCTACTACATTATTATCATCTAACTTTGTTGCATTAAATATTTCTAATTTTGCATTGTATTTTGCTTCAAATGATGTATAGTCTGCACTTACATCACTTTTTAAAATATCACTTGCTACATAATAAGGTAATACCATTTGTCCTTCTTGTGATAATTCAAATGTAAATGTATCTTCTGTATCATCTGTTATTGTTGTTGGATAACCATAATAATTGACTACTATTTCTCCTTCATAATAACTAGGTATCATAAGTTTATTGTTTTCTTTCTTATAATCTGTTAATGTATCCCCTTTATATGTAATATTATTTAATTGATAATAATCATTTGGTAATGTATATTCTACATATCTTTCATAATTTGGTATATCGCTTGTGTTTTGGTAATTAGCATTAAATATTGCTACATTTTTAAATGTATAATAATAATCTCCACCAAATACAATAGTTATAGTACCTGTTCCAGAAGTTAAACCTTTATATGTTGTAAATCCTGTATTATCTGTATTAGTTAAAGTAATATCACTCATACCACTTTGTTTTATTGTTATTGTTGCACTTCCTTTTACTTGGAAATAATAACTCTTGCCTGATCCAGTAAATTCTATATCTTCTGCATTATGTGTATATAATGCATCTTGTGTTGAACTTGGCGACACTTCGTTTTGTGGTATGTCTTGCACTATTTTATGTGTTTTCTTTATTTTATCTATTTGACACATTTCAAATTGTGCTATATTGAATAATCCATTTAATTTTTCTCTTATATCTTCATCATCTGTTATATTTGCATTATCACTATATTCATCTATTAATTTAACTGCATATTTTTTTAAATCTCCTAATGTCATTTGTATTCCTCCTATTCAAAATCTTTTAATGTTTTTATATCTTCAATAGCTTCTTCTATTGTTGCTAGTTTATATTTAGGTAAAAAATAACCTCTTTCTTCATCAAATTGTAATATTTGTCCTTCTTCTAGGTATATTATTACTTGTGATACTGTTTTAAAATTATCTCCCTTTTCTGCTATTTCGTATGTTAATTCTAAATTCTTTAATTCTTGTTTTACTTTATCGTTTTCATAAGTAAATTTTGTATTCTTATCTACTTGTAATCCTTCCATCATATCCAAAGATGGTTGATATATATATTTTTTATTTTTAACTTTCATTTTATCTCTCCTTTTCTTTGCAAATCACTTAAACTATTTTCTCTTGGAAAATTATAATGTTTCATAATAACGTGTGTAAATATTTCAGTAGGATTTTTCTTTAATAATTCTTGATAGAAATACCAGTCCTCTCCTGCTCTTATTTCAGGACAACGTGTATCTCCTATAAAATCCCTTCTCATAAATTTAACACTTCCACAAAAACCTACTTTTGATTCTTGTGTTAATTTAAACATTGTTCCATCATTTGTTCTTAAATCATAATAGATTAAATCCATACCATTTAATTCACTCTTTATTATTTCTTCAAATTCTTTTGTATAAAAATAATCATCACTGCCTATCATACCTACATATTCTCCTGTTGCATTATCTAATCCTTTATTTACTGAATATCCTACACCTTTATTTGTTTTGTTTTGTAATAAAACAATGTTTTTGTGTGTTTTCATATATTCTTTTACGTTGTTATATGTATTATCTGTACTTGCATCATCTATAACAATTATTTCTATATCATCTCTTGGTGGTATACTATCTAAACATCTTATAATTAATTCTTCTTGATTATATACAGGAGTTATTATACTTAATTTCTTAATCATAATCCTCCACAAATGCAACGTTGTGTATGTTATTTCCTTTTAATTCTTCATATCTATAAAAATCTACTTCAAACACTTCATTTTCTTCTGGTATTCTTTTTAAATCTTTATCTATTGCATTTAATATTTTATACATTTTAGTTGCTTTTACTTTATACTTCTTTTTCAAATCTATATCATACGTTGATTTACCTTTTACCAATTCTTTATCCCAAGTATCTTCCTTTGCTTTATACTCAAATGTTAGTTTTTTATTATAAATATCTTCAATAGGTACGTTTTCCATCTCAAAATCTACTATAAATCCATTTTTACCATTTTTAACACCTATTTCGTGTGCTACTGGTATATTTGTTGTTATAACTGGTACACCTAATGACAATGCTTCTACTAGACTATAACAATACCCTTCTGCATTTGATAATTGCACTAAATAATCTGATTTATTTATATAACTTGTTATATCTAGTCTAGGTTTCATATAGATCACATTTGGATTACTTATTGCATTTGTATCATCTGTAAATACAAACCATAAATAAGGTATATTTGCTCTATCTAATAAATTGCATAACTTAATCATTCTATCTTTACCTTTATCTGCTGTTAATCGTGTTGCACTTATTAAATACAGAACTCTTTTAGGCGAATCTACTATAACTGGATTATATATAACCTTTGCTATTTCCCCTGTTAATTCTTTCCATCCATCACATACTGTCTTTGATACTCCTATATGTCGTGTTATCTTCTCGTGTTGTGGTGGTTTACATTGCATTTGTTTATAATCTCCGTGTAATATTTGGATATATTCTTTTGCTTCTACTTTATCTATGATGTCAATGTTAAAATTAAAAAATGCTTTATCACATTTGATATATTCATTGTTGTATTTTTTTACCCTTACATATTTTCTTAATCTTTTTATCTGCTCTATATCGCCAGAGCCATAATATATTGTTATATCCCAGTCTTTATATTTACGTGAGAGGTTATAAAAAAATGTTTCAATTCCACCTATTGCATTCAAGTGACCAAAGTAAAATACATTTTTCATAATTACTTCCTTCCTATTTTAAATCTATCTATTTAATAGACTTAAAAAGAGAAGGAAATCCCTCTCTTTTACTACCTTATACTGATGTACTTGGTAATGGTACTTTTACTACTTGAATTCTGTTGTCATCTATTACTTTTGATCCGAATGTATCAAGACCTCTTACGATGTCTTTAAATCTCTTTTCACTTCTCATAGCTTCAACTTCATTTATTTGACCTGCGAATGCAATTGCTAATTTACCTCTTATATCACAATAAACATAAGAACTATCTTTTGCCATATTGTTTGACATAATTACATCAAAACCATCATACACTCCAACTTTTCCTTTTTTGATATATTCAGGATTATCAGTTGATAATGTAATTAATTCATTTTTGAAATAGTTATATACAGAAGGTGTTATTTCTATAACTCCATCTTCATCAAAATTTCTTTCACGAAGTGCAACAATAGCTGAATCAATTCCAGTTTTTATTGCTTCTTTTGTTAATGCAGATACAGTTGTTGTGTTTGTTACAGCTTTAATTAAGTTAGCAACATAAGTATCTCTTGCTACTGCTAATTTGTGTACTGCTTTTCTTCTGTATTCTTCTTTTAGACCAGGTACACTTTGTGCTTGATTTATGTCATCTACATAAAAAGCAAAGTAGTTTGCTTGATCTATTACTAGGTTTTGAGCATCATCTGACATTTCTTCAATATCAATGTCATTTCCACTATTGTAAGGACTAACTGTTGGATCTCCAACTGCTAATATCTTAACTGTTCTAGCATATTTTACATCTCCTTCATAATTCTTAGTACAATTTTGTACTAATTTACATTTTAATTCTAGGTCTTTTTGGATGTTCTTGCTCCAAATTGTTTGAATAAAATTTTCTACTGCCATAATTTATCATTCCTTTCTTTTGTTATATTTGGCTTGTGTTTTTTGATAGGAATGTATTGTTTATTACCACTTTGTCATTGATTTTTCTATTGCCAATGCTAATGCTGGATTACTATTTATTTGTTCTTGTGTAAATGCTTGTGCTTCTTTTGGTGTGTAATAATCCTTAACACCTGTGTTTCCACCTTTTGACTTTATAGATCCAGTTGATTTTGGTGATGTAACTTCTGTGCCATTGAGTTTTTTATAATATTTATAAACATCTCCTAATGGTACATCTGCACTCATTTTAGAAGCAAAATCTAAAAATTCTTTGTTTGAAAACATTTCATCAGGATCTACTCCCAATTTAACAAATTCTTTTGTTGCTTCTTTACGTGAAGCCTCCATTCCTATCAGTTTCATTTCTTCTTCTTCACGTAGAGTTCTTTTTTCTTTGTTATAAAGTTCATTAAATCTTTCTTCCATTTCATCTTCGCCAAGTTCAATGATTTCTTTTGCATCTTCTTTTGCTAATGCTTTTTGTTCTCTTTCACTTAAACCTGCAACAAATTCATTTTTTGGTATCTTGATTCCTTCTTCTTCATAACTTTTTTGTAATTCTTCTGTTAGTTCTTCTAGGCTATTACCTTCAAAACCACCAGCTTTTAAGATATTGATTAGTTGGTTTTCTTTCTTTTTAAAAGAATTTCCTGCTCTTTCTAATCTTCTTTTAACCTTTTTTTCTACTTGCTCTTTGGTATATTTAGGTTGTTCTTCCTCATCTACCACTTCTTCACTTTCGCTAGGCTCTTCTTGTGTTTCTTCGGTGTCTGTTAGTTCTTCGCTTTCTTCGTTTTCTACTTCACTAACTTCTTCTTCAACGTTTGGCTCGTTGTCTGTTTCAGTTTCTACTACATCAGTAGTTTCTACTTTTTCTTCTTCCATAATTTCCTCCTACATTTAAAGTCTGTGTGGACTATAATCTCATCTGCTTTTAAAGTCTTCTTAATGGTCGGACATATAAAAAGCACTCTTTCAAGTGCTAATTATTACTTAAATATTCTTGTGTTTCTTCTTGTTGCTTTCTTATTATTTCTTCTTCTTGTTCTACTGGTATAGTTACAAGTTCTTTGCATTTAGGACATTGATATACTACTTCCTTTTCATTTCTTGCCATTACCAGCATTTCTACTAATTTACAATTGTTGCATTTCATCTGCATTACCTCCTATCATTACTTCACTAGGTTGCTCTGCTATTTGTTGTGCTTCTTGATTTACTATTGCTTGTTCCATTGCTTGTTTCTTTGCATTCATACTATTTTCTATTGCATTTATTTGTTCTGTTGCTTTTTCTCTATCATCTAGTATTGTTTCTAGTTTATCCTTTGGTGTTATTGAATTATTTGGTAAAGCTTCTACATATTCTTCAAATGTTATTGCTCCACTTGTTAATAATCCTTCTAATGCTTGTTCTTCTGCATACATACTATAAGGATTTGAATTAGTTACATCTATTCTTACTTTTGTTTTTAATTTTTGCATTAAATCATATGGTATCTTTTTTACTACTGGTGTATCTGGTACTTCTTCTACTGGTTTTTCTTCATAAGTAGGTAAATCACTTATTTCTGGCTCATCTTGTTTACCATATATTATTTCTTTTACTTCTTCATCAGGATCATCTATTACTACTCTAAATCCATCATCTCCACAAGTATTTTGCCACATATCAAACCATATTCTTGCTAAATCTTCTACAAACTTCTTAAATTTACTTACTTGTATGTTA